TTAGAACATCAAAAAGATGGGTATAAATCATTTAAAAAGAACTATGATACAGTTTTTGGTCTCAAAGTATACTCGCTTTCAGTTTTCGACATTAAGACTTACGATATAACAAAAGACATACCCGATCATTTTTCAACACGCAAGAAAGTCAAGAACCGAATGCTTTCTTATGTCAAGCAATGCGAAGAATGTAAAGAATCTGGAGAGTCTAGATGGGTAAAAGATGAGGTTATAGGACATGGAAATAATGGATGTGTAAAATATCTGGATTACTCAACAGAAAAGATCCTCTGTAACGCATGCTACAAGAAATATAGAGATTAAACTAAAGAACGAGGAGGTTTTTTCAAAGCAATCGGAGTCACAGGGTTCATCCCGGGGCTTGAATCCCTCATTCGACCAATAGGATTCTTGATGCCTGTTCCGTAGTAATCTCCCATGCCAAACTTCTTGTTGGCACAGTGAGCTTCTACAGGCTTAGTATTACCCTTCTTCATCGTCTCTCATAGCGTTTACTCTTCCGTAAGGAAGAACATCAACAGTACGTTTAGGATTGCCCTCATGGCCTACAGGCTGTTTAATGCCTACGCCATAATGAGTACCAGCATTAACGAAATTGCTGCTTCTTTGATCATACTGAGGACATGTAAAGTCCCAAGGAGATTTCTTGCCGTCTTTAGGCTTATCTTCTGGTCTTTGATACTTGATGCGATCAGGATCTGCGAAACCAGATTTAGCATTGACACGCTTATCGAAACTCGTTTTGTCTACTTTAGCCATATGGTCTCCTGTAAGTTAGTAAGGCTCATAGCGTCTCCGGTTTTATGCGGAACAGCGATTCATCTATTACACCAGCAGTACACACTGGTATGAGCCGTCGCCTCAGCTGCACGGTCTATACTAAAAATTAATATCTATAACCAGGTTGCTTCATAGGATGAGCTTTAACCTTGCCGTTTGCAGCGACTTGGCTAGCTCTGATGGCTTCAGTTGTATCTTCATACTTAGATACTGAGCCAGATCCTTGAGCTGAAGACTCATCTTTAGTATGTACGCCTTTAGGGAATACAGAATCTTTTGACTTTCCACCAGCCCAGAAGGAATGATCATCAATCCTTTGACCACCTGATTTGAAAGAACCTTTACTTGAATCGTCGTGTTGTTTCATATAGCCTCCTAGGCTAGTTGTTACTGTCTAACTCTTTTTATAACATTCTCTGGATATATATCCAATATTTCTTTACATCGCTTGAGATTGCTGCATTTGTTGTTGTGGCTGCCCTTGTTGTTGTCCCATTGACCCTAATCCACCCATCAATTGATTCACAAACTCATTGGACATTGCAGTCTGCTTAGCATCAACCTTTTCTCTGTTCTCATTCTGCTCTTGTTCATACCCAATCGAATCAAGATTGTTCATCTGAAGCATAGTTTCGATCTCACCATACTTGGCAATGACGTCAACCATCTTCTCAAGCGCTTCCATTTTGTCCTTGGTAGCCAGAGCGCGGTTTCTTGTGATTTCAGACAATCGCTCCTCAAACAATCCAATGTCAGCCTCAGCTCTTCCGTGTCTTTCACGTGCCGTTGCCAGATTGGCCATTGCTTTAGATTTAAGCTCCTGTAATTTGGCTTCTTCAAATGCGTGCTGGATATTGGTCGCTTCGCTTTGGACTGCCGCTTGTTGTTCTTGGATATTTTGGAGGATTTTCTCGAGATCTGCTTTGCCTTGGATAGGCGCCCTTTTTGCGATTTCATGAGCAGGTATAATTCCTCCAAGTTGTTGGTTAAGTTCAAGCCATGCTTGGTATTCTTGTCCCTTTTGAGTAGAGGTCAATAATCCTTCTTCAACTATCGTTTGGAACTTGGCAAAGATCTTAGAATAGAAATAAGGAGTAGGCTCTTCACCTATCATTAATCCTACTTTAGAAGCGTCCCAGTTGTTCTGGACAATCTGCATTAAGCGTTCCCCAAGAAGTTTTAAAGAAACGTCCCATTGATCAAAGTATTTCTGCAATACCATTAAGTTAGCTGCTTGCTTAAGCATGACAGTCAGAGATGAAGCATTAGCCTGGTCTTGTGCTGCCCAGTTTTCTAAGTTAACACCTGACGTGCTAAAGATAAGAGCTTGCAATTGATCTGCAAGAGCCATATCAGATTCAGGAACAGCAGAAGGGATGATCTTCTCACAATCGGTAAGTTCGTATCCTTCATTGATTATGACATCCCACCCTTGCCCTGATTTCTTGAGGTTATCTTCATTCGCCACTGCACCAACTTTCCTTTTCCAACCAGCGTTAATAGTGGCTTCGCTAATATCGTGGTTAATAATGATACGCCTGTTAAGAAGATAGTTGCTATCCCGCATAGTACGCACGAGCCCACGACAACGCAGATCGTAATAATTGATATGAGGCTCGTAATTCCAGAAAACAGGAACAAAAGGACAATTGTCAAAACCAAGAGGATTATCCCCTTGAAACATAAGTTGATCATTCAATACCACCGCTAGTTTCCAACATGGAGTTTCTACTTCAACCTCTTGCATATCATCGATAGCATAGAGGATCTGATCTAATTGATTCTGACCACCGGCAAAGTCAAAGAACTGATTGCGCTTGGCAGAGTATAGTCGCTTTTTTTTCCGTTTCCATTTATACCATACGTATGACAATACCATTAGATCGTTGCGTGCCATGTTGTAATTCTCTGGCAGAAAGTAAAATGACCCATATCGTTGTGGCGTTCCGGCCATGGGGCCTATATTTGCTAGTTTATCGGGAAAGCGATTCTCAGCTTCCTTCTTGGATATATACTCCTGAGTCCATACAAATTGAGCATCAGACATATCAGGATTGCGAAAATAAGGATCGACCAAGAATGAGTTGTATTCCCAAAGCTTTAGTTTAAGTTGTCCCTGAGCAGGGTCATCAGAAGTATAGTCCAAGTAGGGTTGTAATAGAACCATGCCAGTAATGGCAGCTTGCTCGCAAGCACGTGAAAACTGTTCATGTATACCCTCCGCATTACAAGCATGAGTAATAAGACGAGTATATTGATCTGTTGTTTGAGTATCTGCTCCTTCACAAGGAATATAGTTAATAGCCTTTCTATGTTGCCTTTGATACCCAGTGACCATGTTTACAGGCTGCTGCAAAAGGTTAAAATAGAACTGCTGATGAGATGAAGATTGATTTAATCCGAAGTATCGATTGACGAAGGTTTGAGAACCTGCATAGAAGAGGGTGTCTATATTAGATTGGTTCCACCTCGATTGTTCGATCGGCTGAAACTTACTGTAGAGGTTGTCTAACCACTGTCTGACGTTCCCTTGATTAGGTTCAAGAGCATTGTTCCAAGGCGGGTAATAAAAAGACAAGGAAGCCTCACAAGTTAAATTTACCCTACCATAGCACCAAATAATTTATTATGGCAAGCTATCCGTTTTGTTACAGTCATCACATCGTACTTTGAGCCAAGGACCTTTTCTAAGAATGGCTTCTTTACCACACACTTCACAAGTTGTTTCACTTAGTTCCTCTGCCTTCTCAATCAATTTATCTATCCAGTCGTAGTTCACACTGCAATAAACACGAAGAGTCCCATACTTCTCTTTGACTTGGGTAAGGTAAAAGTTCCAAGGCTCAACTATAGAACTTCCCATCGGAATATTTTCGTTCTTGCAGCCGTAATAAATGTGGTAAGACAGGTCATGAATGAGCTTAAACCAGCCATCTCCACATTCACATCCAAAATCCAGGCTGGAGTAGAGCTCGGGGAATTCTTTGACTAAAAGCTCGCAATTTTCAGAGTTCATTTAAGTTATCCATACGGTGGACAAACCACACTTTTTCATAGACACAATAAAATATTACTACTTCGCCATTTTAGGGAAATATCTAAGCAGCAAATAATAGATCCAAGAAAACATGTTATCATTTTTTCTCCTGCATCTTGTCCATTTGATCAAAGAGTTTATCCAGCTTGCTATTCGTTTCTTCAGAAGTCTGGTCATTCGCCACATGCTCGGTATATCCTCTGTGCTTGCCTATAGTCTTAAGAGTAAAGCAAAGAGCTCCCAGGTCTTTTTCTTCTGTTAATTCAGTCAGATTCTTTTCAGCTATATCCAGCCTTCTTTCTATGCACTGCCTTTTCACCTCTTGAAGGAAAGGGGAAGCAGTCACTCTCTGACTGATAGCAGAATTAGATACCCCAAGAGCATTGGCTGCGTAAGTAACTAATCCCTTATTAGCAATTAAAGCCTTAGCAATTAATTCTTCAGGTAATGCATCAGTAGTTACTTCTTTAGGATTCACTTTACTTAGTGCATCATGGAGTATATCAATATCTTTTAAATATTCGCTTTTGTTCTTCATGAATTAAAATTAAAGGTTTAATGAATTCTTCAGCAAGAGAAAAGATTTCTCTTTTCCTAAATTGATAATTCCTTTACTATTTAGGAATAAGCAGTTCTCCCCTCTAGCCTAGGCTTGACGGTTGTAGATAAGCTGCACGGATGTTATAAAAACAATAACTTTGGTGAAAATATGAGTCATAATGAAAATGAAAAAATATGGGATAGATTTTTAGATTCAGTTGATGAAGATGAAAAAGACAATCTAGATCATATGGATTTAGAAGATGCTTTTGAATACTTAATGAATAAGCGGGCGTTATGAGCGCCCCTCATTTTTGTCGGCAAGATTCTATTGCATGTTTTGAAGAATTGACAACAAGTAGAAAATTATTTGTAGAAGGATATTTACACTTTGAAATCGGAAAAGGAATTACTTGGTCAGGAGAAGTTAGAACACAAGTAAATTTCTGTCCATTTTGTGGATTTAAATCTAAAGAACAAGTTGAGGAAGATTTATGAGCGTAGAAGACAGAGTAGCAGCAATGAAATGGATGAATGTTAAAGATGAACTTCCCAAAAAACAAGGTTCATATCTCCTATTTGGTAAGGCAACTTGCGGAACTCACTCTGAAATACCTCGTGTTACAGAAGGAAAATGGTATAGTCCGTATGAAAATGGAAATCCTGATTTTGAATTCGGAGAATATTCATGTTCAATCGATGTATCGCATTGGATGGAGATGGCGGGGGGGCGGGGGGGGGTGTGG